AGGATGTGTAAGAAATTGTAGTTTTTGCGATGTTAACCATATATGGGGAAATTTTAGATTTCGCAAAGCCGATCACATATTTGAAGAAATACTAGAACACCATTTGAAACATCGTGTAACCTTAATCGAATTTACTGATAATTTAATCAATGGCAGTTTATCAGAATTTAAAAAATTAAACGAACTGTTGGTAGCTGCTCAACAGAAATATCCCAGTCTTAAATCGTTGCGATACCGCGGCGACTTTATTTGTAGACCAAAAGATCAATTTGACGAAAACGATTGGCGACTAATGAGCCAAGCTGGCGGCACTGATATAGTTGTGGGAATTGAATCTTTTAGTAAATCAATTCGCTACGACATGGGTAAAAAATTTGATAACACTGATATTGATTTTCATTTGTATGCTTCAGGAAAATACGGTGTGGCCAATACGTTTCTAATGCAAGTGGGCTATCCTACTGAGACCATCGACGATCATCGTATCAATATAGAATATTTGCACAAATATCAAACATATGCTTTAGCAAAAGTAATCAAAATGATTCGGTGGGGCTACACTACAAGTATATTACCAGGTTCGCCATTGGATACAAAATATAGAAATTTATTGCCGTTGGTTGAAGAGGATTCCGATTCAGCTTATGGTTCTCATTCTTGGTTGAATCTCAGTAATCCATCGTTAACTCTTGAAGAAAGACTTCGAAGACGATTAGAGTTGCATTACATCAGTAAAAAATTACTTTATAATCAGCCAAGAGTGCATGATGAATTTTTACGTATGGTATACATACTGAAAAAATCAAAATTAAAATCAAGCTTCCTGTTAAACAATGTTTAAAATAGATAACATATCAGAGTATCAAATTGAAATTACTACTCATTGTAATGCTGCCTGCCCTCAGTGCCCGCGAAATACACAAGGTGGTAAAATTAATCCTTATATGCCTCTTGTGCATCTAGACAGGAACACAATTAATTCTGCGTTTTCTATTGAACAATGTAAAAAACTTAAACAAATATTTTTTTGTGGCAGCTACGGTGATCCTATCATGCACCCGGAGTTTTTAGATATTCTGCAGGATTTTAGAAACAAGAATCCTACACTTTGGTTATACATACACACTAATGGCGGATTACATAACGAACAGTACTGGTCAAAGATTGCTTCCATAATGAACGGTTATGGTCAAATTGATTTTGGATTTGATGGGTTAGAAGACACTTTACATTTGTATAGACGTAATGTAAAATACGATGCTGCTATGCGTAATGCTAGAGCATTTATTGCTGCAGGTGGTCGAGCGCAGTGGAACTATATTGTTTTTAAACACAACGAACATCAAGTTGAGCAAGCAAGAGAATTAAGCCAAGAGTACGGTTTCTTTAATTTTCTTGCTAGAAAAACTGGTCGATTTTATGATCATGCAAATGAATGTGCATACCCCAATTGGCCTGTGTTGGATAAGAATAAAACTATAGAATATTTTTTACAAGAACCTGCTGGACACAACTGGAAGAATCCCAGCGTACACAATGTCAGTGTAATAAAAAAGATGCATGGTAGTTTTAGAGAATATTTAGAACAAACGCCTGTTAAATGTGATGCACTATTAGGAAACAAAGTTGTTATTACTGCCGAAGGCTTGGTACTACCTTGTAATTTTTTTGAACATAATCTTTATGATGCAAGATTTTATGATAATGCAATGCCCGGAGCAAATGCAGCTAGTTTTACCAGCGATGGAAGAATTCAAGTGAAAGAATTTGTAGACAGATACAAGGACGAATTAGACATTAACAAAAATAATCTAGATGATATTTTTAAGTCCAACTTCTGGGTTGAGCTGGTTGATCGCTGGTCCAACCCAAACAAAATCATGGAGTGTGCAATGACATGCGGTGAAAAATTTACCAAAGTATGGGATCAAGGAGGATCCAAGAGATGAAAATATTAGTAACAGGTGGTAATAGAGGTTTAGGTAAACATCTAGTTGAAACTTTTGGCGCTGATAGTCTTAGTCGTGAAAATGGCTATGATATCACAAAAAACATTAAAGAGATTGCTGACAAAAGCATCATGTATGACGTGTTCATCAATAATGCATTTGATGGCCCACCGCAAGAATCATGGGCAAACTTTGCACAAACTAATTTGTACATGGCAATATACGACAAATGGAAGGTGGCAGGAAAATCTGGATATATTTTTAACGTAGGTAGCGTGGGTGGAAAACATATTGTTAGTCCAGAGCCTAGATTTGAAACATATCGGATCTCTAAGGCTGCACTGGAGCATGCCAGCAAGCAGGGCACAGCAGCATTTAAAGCAAATACAGTTCCGTTTAAAACTACATTAATTACACTAGATCGTCTAGATACAGAACTTAGTCGTAGCAGGGCAACATGGACTGGAAACGGTGTTGATCTAACAGCGGTATCCAGTTTTATCAAGTATGCACAAACTTTAGACCCAAACACTTGTATAGAGGAAATAACATTTTATTGTAATCTAGACTACAAGGCATAATTAATGCTGTATGTCATGGCTATTCGAATCCACTTTAGTGGAATCACTTCCTGAAGATTGTGTAGGATTTGTGTATTTGATCACAAATACTGTATCTGGGCGCAAATATATAGGAAAAAAACTAGCCAAATTTTCAAAAACTACAGTAAAAACAGTAAAACTCAAAAACGGCACTAAAAAGAAAAAGAAGATCAGAAGCAAAATAGACAGCGATTGGCAACTATATTATGGCTCAAACGACGAACTCAAAAAAGACATACAAACACTAGGCCCAGAAAAATTTACTAGACAAATACTTTATTACTGTAAATCAAAAGCAGAATGTTCATATATTGAAGCAAGAGAACAATTCCGACACCAAGTCTTAGAATCAGATGATTATTACAACGGGCATATACAAGTCCGTGTCCATGGCTCTCACATTAAAAACAAACTAAGCAGTTAAGCTCGCACAAGCCAACATCGTGTGCCCTATACCTGGATCTCGGATCACAGGGACGGAAGCCTTCTCGCTGCAAGAAGCACTCAACTACTACCCGCAAGGATGCAGATCGCAAATGCCGCGATTTAGTTGTTTGAACAGGATTAAAAAGGCTAAAAAGACGTGCAAGCGATTGCACACGTTTATTAGATATGCTGATATATGTTTAATAAACCGCCGTTGTATAAGAACGGAGCTCGAGGTACAGGACAACCGCCTCTGTAATGCTCTAATATCAGTGACTGTGCTACTCAGATGAAGCAGATATATTTTTTGCCCGACCTGGGCAAAGAGTGACCAATTAATCTAGATGAAACTTAAAAAAAACAAGTTGATGAGCGTAAGCGAAATCAACAGATGACGTAGTCATCTTAGAAGAATGGCATTCCTGACTTCTTAGAAGTTTCTAAGTTATCTTTAACTATTTTACCAATTATTTTACGGTCATCTAAACTGAGTAGCATGGCATCATTGTAATCCAGACCACCCCGCATGTACCAACATAATCTTAGAACTTCTTCTTTTATGGCTTTTGACTGTGCTTCTAATCGATCAAAGTAAGCTATCATGTCCTCTGTGGACATAGTCAAAAGCCTCATCCGAAAAAATTAGCATTATCAAAGTTTAGTTCTGTACGATAGGTTTTGTGACATTCGCCGCATTCAATTTCAAGTGCATCAGGTTTAGTTGATTCCACAAACTTTTCAATCTGCGATTTAATTTCTGCGTAAACATTTCTGTCGCAATTTTCAATAAACTCTTTGATAAATTTAAATTCTGACACTTGAGTACCATCATCGGTCACAATTGATTCAATACAATAAACCAGAGCCAAAACATTCAATTCGGTTAATTTGGGAAAAATTGAATTGAATTGAGTAGTTTTTTCTTCGTCTGACAGTTCACTACTGGTAATTGCATCTAGTAGTTTACGTTGCTCGAATACCATAATGTTAGTGTTGTTCATGGTTTCGAATACTTGTGGTTTAAAGTTAAATGTTAAATTCTCAATCGAGGTTGGGCGATAATCAGGGATCTTTAAATTATCTAGTAGCACACGTAAATCTACTACATTGGTTGTAGTTTCGTTGCATTCTGGGCATACACTTTCGATATCCATGTCTGAACCGTAACTGGCCAGTCTTATAGCGATCAAAATAGCATCCAGATCTGATGCTGGAATTTTCCAGGCATTTTTAATATTTGGACAACAACTTTGAATAGTATCCACTACGCCAACACCATTCATTAATGCATCGGGAGTTTTGATAGTGATTTCGTCCTTGACTGTCATTGGATATATAGGAATTTCGCCAGTAGGAGGTATGTCAATGGCACCTTCGGGCCAAAATCTACCCATGCTAGGCAGTTTTAAATAAATTGCCGGTTGTCGAAAGTGTTTGAACAGCGGATTGTTAGCAGGATTTGCCATGTTTTTTGATCCCATAAATATAATTGATATACTATATTTATAGGTTAAAAAAATGACGGTAAATGTTCGGATTCCGGGAGTAGGTGTTGTTAGTGCAGATAATGCAGCCACAGAATCTACTCTGAAAGCACTAGTGCAGGCCATGACAGCTTCGCAAGGGCGTCAACGTCGATCAGATTCTGAAATTGCAGCAGCATCAAGACAACAAGCAGGGTTTGCAGATCGTGCTGCTGATTCTATGGGGCAAATGGCATCAAGTGCCAAGTCCAGCGAAAGTGCAGCGCGAAGTTTATTTTCCAATCTATCTGAAAATATCAATCGTGTTAGCATGGCCGGATCTGATATCAAAGATTCAGGAGCCGCCACCTATTTAAAACAATTGGGCGCCACTGCGGTTGAAGTAAGTGCCCTTTGGGCCAAAAACTTTGGAGAGCTGCCAACCAACCCAGTCAAACAAGCCACCACTCTATTGGCTACCGGGGTAGATGCAGTCAGTGAAGGACTAGGTGCGGTAGCCACATCACTATTGCCCAAGGAATTGAAAGCGATTCCGCAGGTAGGCGCCGCATTGGTCAAGACAGGCCTGAAAACAACAATCAGCATGTTGTCTTCGGAACTCAATAACACTATCAAGTCCTATGCAACCTTTAACAAAATGGGCGCCAGTTTTGCCGACAGTATGACTGGTATGAGAAATCTGTCTTTCAAGGCCGGACTCACTGTAGATCAGTTTTCGGCATCAATGAGCAAGGTTGAACCACAACTGCGAGCCATGGGCATGAACACTGCAGGTGCCGTTGAAAAAGTGTCCAAAGTAGCATTTGAATTTGGTAAAGTACAAGCAGATGGAAGTTCGATGCGTAAGGAACTACGTCTACTGGGATATACTACCGAAGAGCAGGCGGAACTCGCCGCCCAGGTACTTGCAAACATGCGTAGTAACATGACCGCTGAAAAGTTTCAAGCCTTGGACGAAAAAGAAGTAGCAAAAACAACAAGGCAATACGCAGTAGATTTAAAGGTGTTGGCAGATATCACTGGTAAAAACGCCAAAGCTGCAATGGAAGAAGCTAGAGCTAAGGCAATGGAAGCTGATATCATGGCGCAGCTTTCTCCAGAAGAAGCAGAAAAATTTAAAAAAGCTTATGAAGCCATGCCAGATTATGCCAAAAAAGGATTCTTGGAATATGTGTCAAGTGGCGGTACTGCTATCACAGACGCAGCAACCAACATTGCAATGAGCCAAAACAAAGAATTTGAAACCTTGATCAAAGGCACTTATGCAAATATCAAGGATGCAGGCATGAGTGCTACGCAGGTACAAAGGGTAGCATTGGAAGGTGTATCGGCAGTAAACAAAGAACAAGAACGTATTGTCAAACAATCAGGCGGCGCGGTAATTAATATGGCAGCAAGACTAGGAGCATCTGGCCTAGATCAAATTGCTGGCATGTTTAACAGCATGTTAAGCACTGGACTTTACACAAAAGAAAATCTTGATAAGTCTTATCAAAATGCAGAAAATCTAATGAAAGCCAATGACAAACTTACAAAAAATGTAACAGAATTTCAAGGCAATGTGCAAGGTTTTGCTGTGGCAATGTCACAAAATATTGGACCATTTTTGACACCGTTTACAGAAGCTCTAGGAAAGGCCACTCAAGCAGTAAACGATTTGGTTTTTGCTACTACCAAATTATTAACTGGTAAATCGGCTCCCAAAGGATCACCGCCCGGAACTGAGCCTACAGAAAACTATGGTGTAGACAGATACAAAGCCGATCTAGCAGAAATGTATGTCAAATATGTTAAGCCGCTGATAGATAGATTTGATGTATTTTTACGCACCGTGCCCAGTAATGCACGTGGTGGAATAGTGTCTGGACCAACATCAGGGTATTTGAGCATAATGCACGGAACCGAAGCTGTAGTACCTTTGGCCGACGGTAAAAGCATTCCGGTAGATTTTGGTGCCACAGGCATTCCGAGTTTGTCTAATGCTGTACAGCAAATGCAATCAACATTTACTGCGGTAGCAGCAGCTAAAACATCGCAATCTTCATCACAAGAGTACAAACCGTCGCTTGCAAAAGAACAAATACAAGAATTACCAGCTGCGTTGAGTGCTGCACTAGAAACAGTGTTATCAAGCCCAACAGGACTGGTACAAACAATGACTCAAGTTAAAACTCAAATTGCCGACGATAATAAAATGCAAATGGCAATGATGCAGGAACAGATTGATAACTTGACCGAACTTGTAGATGCAATGAAGGATAACGTCAAGTACAGCGAAAGATTAGCTAACGAGCTAGCATAACACGGTAAATATAGCATACTTGGAATAACTAATGTCTTGGAAAAAATATTTTAAATCGTCTAATTTACCTAGCAATGTAAGCCCTTTGGGCAGCGGACGGAATCCTGATCCGGGGTTTAAAAATTATCAAAGCAACTTGCCAGAAGTTTATATTGGCCACCCTAATCGTGTTGAGCGTTATAATCAATACGAACAAATGGACATGGACTCGGAAATCAATGCTGCATTAGATATTCTTGCTGAATTTATGTCGCAAAAAAACGAAGCAAACGGTACAGCATTTGACATTCATTTTAAAGAAAAACCCACTGACAACGAAGTAAAAATTATCAAAGAGCAGCTACAGCAATGGGTAGCTCTCAATGAAATGAACAAAAGAATTTTTAAAATAGTACGTAATACTATCAAGTATGGCGATCAAGTGTTTGTAAGAGATCCGGAAACATTCAAGATGTTTTGGGTTGAAATGAGCAAAGTTGTAAAAGTAATTGTCAACGAAGCCGAAGGTAAAAAACCCGAACAATACATTGTTAAAGATCTAAATCCCAATTTTGAGAATTTAACTGTTACGGCTGTGTCAACGTCGGACACTTACATCAATCATCCACAAGTGGGAGGACCAAGCGGAAGCTACGTGCAGCCTGCAACACCGTACAGCGGTGGTACAAGATTTACTAGAGCTCAAAATGAAAGTGCTATCAATGCAGAACATGTAGTACATTTGAGCTTGACCGAAGGCTTAGACGTATATTGGCCGTTTGGCAATAGCGTGTTAGAGAATGTTTTTAAAGTGTTCAAGCAGAAAGAACTGCTGGAAGACGCTATCATTATCTATCGTATACAACGTGCTCCTGAGCGTAGAGTATTCAAAATTGACGTAGGAAACATGCCTAGTCATATGGCAATGGCTTACGTAGAACGCATCAAAAACGAAATACATCAGCGTAGAATTCCTACACAAACAGGTGGTGGAACCAACATGATGGATGCCACTTATAATCCGTTAAGCATGATGGAAGACTACTTCTTTCCGGTAACAGCAGAAGGTAGAGGATCCAGTATTGATGTGTTTCCAGGCGGACAAAACCTAGGCGAAATTACAGATTTACGTTTCTTTACCAATAAACTATTCCGTGGATTGCGTATTCCTAGCAGTTATTTGCCCACAGAACTAGATGACGGATCCCGATCAGTTACAGATGGTCGTGTAGGCACAGCACTAATACAAGAATGGCGCTTTAATCAATATTGCAAGCGATTGCAGTCAATGATTGTAGACAAGCTAGATCAAGAATTTAAACTGTTCATGCGCTGGCGCGGTGTTAACATTGATGGACAGCTATTTGACCTAATTTTTGAAGAACCACAGAACTTTGCTCAATATAGACAAGCCGATGTTGATAGCGCCAGAATCGCCACATTTGCACAACTCGAAGCATATCCATACATGAGTAAACGTTTCCTAATGAAACGTTATTTGGGCATGACTGAACAAGAAATGAACGAAAACGAAACCATGTGGGCCGAAGAACAAGGCGATGTAGAACAAGCACCAGTAGAGGATCCAAACTTACGTAGTGTAGGAATTAGCCCAGGAGGCATTGCTGGAGATCTAGAAGCAGTTGAACCACCCGCTCCAACAGGCGAAGTAGCGCCAGGACAGATGCAAGGAATGAGCCCAATGGGCGGACCACAACCGGGCGCAGCAGCTGGAGTAGCCGCAGCACCTGCAGGCGCTGCCCCGGTATAATTCCAAAAATTGATTAAATACTAGTATGCTACTAAACGAATTATACGACCCTGCAAAACCTGGATATCATTCTTCAGCCGAAGACAATACTCCAATGAAGTTAAGCGATCTAAGAAAAACTAGATTGACTTTGGCTGATCTAAATCGTTTACGTATGGCAAGTGATGTGCGTAAAGTAGAACACGAACATAAACTAGAAAAAATTACCAAGCAATACAAACCCCCCGCAGCAGCCGCAGGACCAGTATAGTCCTACAAAATCCTTCAAAAAAACACCATTTAACCCCATAATCTACGTATTTTAGTAAATAAAATACAGCCATATTATTATAAGGAGTTCCTAATGAACAAATATGAACAGCTAATAGAACACATTATTAACGACGACGAAGCAAAAGCTCGTGCGTTGTTTCACGACATCGTGGTTGAAAAATCACGTGACATTTACGAAAGTCTAATGGACGAAGAGTACACCGAAGAAGACATCGGCGGTAATCAGGTACAAGGTCTAGTAGACGAAATCGCTATGGACGAAACCGACGGCATCGGCGAAGGTGATGACGAAGACGACGGCGAATTAGACATGGGCGACATGGGCGGTGATGACATGGGCGACATGGGCGACATGGGCGGTGAAGAAGATCTAGAACAAAAAGTTATGGATCTTGAGTCAGAATTAGAAGCACTAAAAGCTGAATTTGAACAGCTAATGGGCAACGAAGCTGGTGAAGAAGAACATGATGACATGGGCGACATGGAATTTGGTTCCGACGACGAAGACGAAGGCGATGACGAAGAATTTAAAATGATGGAAGCGTCTGATGAAGACGACGAGGAAGACGATGGAGAGGAAGAAATGACCGAATCACGTCGTCCAATGCAAAAAACAGCAGTTGATTTAATGCGTGAATACGTAGAAAAAATCAGCGCACCTAGCAACACTGAGTTCACTCCAGTAGGTACCGGTACAGGCGGCGACAAGCCAGCAGGTAATACCAAGAACCCACTAGCAGGAAAGAACGACATGGGCGGTAGCGCAGCTAACATCGCTAAAGGTGGCAACGAAAACGCACCAGACGGACAACGTCCACACGGTAAAGCAGGAGGCTTCCTAAAAGGCGCACAAGAAATTGACGTAGCTAAACGCAATGTTAACAAACCAGGCGGCAACAAAGGCGCACAAAACTGGTATAGCAACAAAGCTAAAGCTAAATCTGGTGAAGGCCAAACTACTGACGGATCAGTTCCAGTTCAGAAGAAAAGCATTGAACCAGGTGGCAACTAAGTTAGGGCAATAATATGGCTTTGTACCTAAAAGAGAATCTTACTTTTGACCGTGCTCAGATGGAGATCCTAACTGAGGACTCCACAACTGGTCAGGGTAAGAATCTTTACATGAAAGGGATATTCATCGAGGGCGGTGTAAAAAACGCCAACCAACGTGTTTATCCTATTTCAGAAATAACAAAAGCTGTAACACAGATCAATGAGCAAATCAAAGAGGGCCATAGTGTTCTTGGAGAAGTTGATCACCCTGATGATTTAAAAATTAATTTGGATCGTGTAAGCCACATGATTGAAGGTATGTGGATGGATGGTCCATGCGGGCACGGTAAACTAAAGATTCTACCAACGCCAATGGGTAAACTAGTGGAAGCTATGATTACCTCTGGGGTTAAGTTGGGTGTTAGTAGCCGTGGAAGCGGAGAAGTAAATGAAAGTACAGGACATGTTAGCGGTTTTGATATCATTACCGTTGATATTGTAGCGCAGCCTTCGGCTCCGCATGCATATCCAAAAGCAATCTATGAGGGCTTGATGAATATGCGGCATGGACACCGAGTGTTAGATGTGGCTCGTGATGCCACACAAGATCAAAAAGTACAGAAGTACCTGAAAGAAGGCATTACACGCCTTATCAAAGACCTTAAGTTAAAATAGGAGAAACCTGATGTTATTAGATGCTATCAAACCATTGGTAGACAGCGGCATCATAAACGAAGATACGCAGCAAGCTATCACAGAAGCGTGGGAAACCAAACTTCTTGAAGCTCGTGAAAGTGTACGTGCAGAACTTCGTGAAGAATTTGCTACTCGCTATCAGCATGACAAACAAGTCATGGTTGAAGCTCTAGACAGAATGGTAACTGAATCTCTACAAAGTGAACTCGAAGAGTTTGCAGCAGAGAAACAAGCTTTAGCAGAAGATCGTGCGAAATTTAAAGTTCACATGATGGAAAGCAGCGAAAAGTTCAATAATTTCTTGGTTGGTAAGTTAGCTGAAGAAATTAAAGAACTACGTGAAGATCGCAAGCAATATGAGAACAGTGTTAGTAAGCTGGAATCATTTGTGATCAAATCACTAGCAGAAGAAATTCAAGAGTTTGAGCAAGATAAGCAAGCAGTGGTTGAGACAAAAGTTCGTCTAATCGCTGGTGCTAAAGACAAGCTTGCAGAACTACAACAGAATTTCATCGCTCGTTCTGCTGAACTAGTTAAAGAATCAATTACCAGAAAACTAGAGTCAGAAATGACTCAACTCAAAGAAGATATCCACATGGCTCGTGAGAACATGTTTGGTCGTCAAATCTTTGAAGCTTTTGCAAGTGAATTTGCAGTTACTCACTTAAACGAGAACAAAGAAATTCGCAAGCTACAAGCTGTTGTTGCTGCCAAAGAGCAAGCATTAGCGGAAGCTCGTGCCCAAGCTGATTCGGCTGCAATGATTGTTGAATCAAAAGAAAAAGAAATTAAAGTTATTAAAGAGTCAGCAGAACGTAAAGATATCCTAGCGAATCTGCTAAAACCTTTAAACAAGGAGAAAGCTACAGTAATGAGCGAACTTCTTGAAAGTGTGCAGACTGTAAAATTACAGAGTGCATACGATAAGTATCTACCAGCTGTTCTAAACAACACAGCAAGAGTTGAGTCAAAGCCTAAAGCCATGCTCAACGAAGGTCGTGTAGAAGTAACTGGTGATAAATCTGCTAATACTGCCGCAGTTGAAGAAAACGCAAATAACGTTTTTGAAATCAAGCGGTTAGCAGGGCTAAAGTGAACCCTAAATAGGAGAAAAGGAAAATTATGTCACAAGCACTATTAGAAAGCCGTTGGGGCGAAACAAAAGACGCTCTGCTAGAAGGCTTAAACGGTTCGAAAAGAACCACAATGGGCGTTATTCTTGAAAACACCCGCAAGCACCTAATGGAAACTGCAACTGCTGGCGCTACTGCTGCATCAAACGTTGCAACTCTAAACCGTGTTATTCTTCCAGTGATTCGTCGTGTTATGCCAACCGTTATTGCTAACGAAATCGTTGGTGTTCAGCCGATGACTGGCCCTGTAGCACAGATCCACACTCTACGTGTTCGTTATGCTGACACTACTACTGATAGCGCAAGTATCTACGCTACCGGTACTACAGCTGGCGATGAAGCGTTGAGCCCATTTAAGATTGCAGTTGCATACTCTGGTTTAACCAATGGTGGCACAGCTACTACTGGTAAGGCAGCATCTACTAGCACACTAGAAGGTGTTACTGGTAACCGTATCAACGTTCAAATCTTAAAGCAAGTTGTTGAAGCCAAGACTCGTAAGTTATCAGCTCGCTGGACTTTCGAAGCTGCACAAGATGCACAAGCCATGCACGGTTTGGATATTGAAGCAGAAATCATGGCAGCTCTTGCACAAGAGATCACCGTTGAAATCGATCAAGAGATCCTAGGTTCTCTACGTTCGTTGGCTGCTACCGAATTCACATTCGACCAAGCTGCTGTTAGCGGTACTGCTACATTCGTTGGTGACGAACACGCTGCACTAGCTGTTCTAATCAATCGTACAGCAAACCTAATCGCTTCACGTACACGTCGTGGCGCTGGTAACTGGGCAGTTGTAAGTCCAGCAGCTCTAACTGTACTACAGAGCGCAACCACTTCAGCATTTGCTCGTACAACTGAAGGTACCTTTGAAGCTCCTACCAACACCAAGTTTGTTGGTACACTAAACGGCGCAATGCGTATCTATGTTGACAGCTATGCAAGCGACAGCCAGGCTGTTCTAGTTGGTTATAAG